TTCTTTAATAGTTGCATGCTGACTGCTTGCTGTGCAGTGTACAGCTATGTATTTAATATTTCTCATTTTCTTGTTCTTCTTTCTTTATCTCTTTTTCAACAAACGTTTTGATGTCACCATATTTCGAGTTGATGTAAGCCTTGATGCCAAACACCGAACCAGCGTAAACGAGGCATTGTCCTACATACCACAAAACAGAATCTTTCAAGTCGTAATTGTTGAAGAAAAAGCACAAAAACACAAGGCAAACGCCACTAGCAAGCATACCTAGCGCACTACCATATTGTATCCATTCTTTCGTATTTTTTTGCATAATTTCCTCCTTTCTTTCTTTTTAGTAACTTGCATCAATTTCTATTCCTCCTGTAGTAATTCTCACCTTATCTACGTTCTGATTATCAAGTTCCAATTGCTCTCTGATTCGACTTCTCCAATAAAGGATGTCGTTATCTAAAAGCATATCTTCGATTCCAACGCCTACCTCTGGACGTTCTTTGAGCTCCCCTTGATGAAGCACCAATATTAACGCTTGATTCTGTCTAAGCGTGTCACCAAGATTTAAGCCTGAAAGTATTTTGCCTTCAGCGTCAAACTTTGGCTGAACATCTATCTCGAAGTTATTTAGTTTTATAGCTCTCATCAATGTTTTATTTTTTCATCTTCATAGTCTTTTCTTTGCAGTTGTTTCGCTGAGGTTGTGGGTGGTGTTGTCGGTCCGTTTGGCGCAGTATGGGTGTGCGAATTAAACACTTGAACTAGCTCATTAAGCTTTGCTGTTAAGGCTTCAATATTAATTAGTCCTCCAAGTTTACCACCATTGATGGTGATGCTTTCCGCTACATCCACTGCAACTACTACAAGGTTTGTCATGTCGCCTGAAAGACTTGCAAGGATGACCGCTGAACCAATTGCAGGAGTGATTAGTATTTGCGTTTCCTCTTGCTTTTCTGAAGCACGAAGGCGAACGTCTGAAACAGTTAAACTGCCTATTTCAACAGTGCATGTAACACCGCTAACTTCTTTCACAATTCCTTGCAAAATTGTAACACGACCACCTCCTGATGATGCCTGTTTAATTAGTGTTGCGAGTTCTTTGTATTGGTCCATATCAACTTAATCTATATCCAAGTTCAACTTTGCGTTTTCCTCCGCCTTCTGAAAATTCAGTAGTAACTGAACGTACGAAATAAGTTCCATCCTTATAGGTGTAATCTCCATCATGAATGCTTGCGGTATCACCAGGATTGCACTCTGGTATTAACCAGGTTGTAATGCTGCCATCATACCCATCAAACGTGCGTCTTTTCACTTCTGCTTCGCCACGTGCTTTCATACTCGCAGTGTCTGAGGCATGACACTTTACTTCGACTTTTTCGCCACCTGTAGAGCCTACTTCAATTTCTTTCACTTTGCCGTCAGGCATAATGGCTTTTACAACCACTTTTACCTTCTTATCTTCTGCTCGTTTAAAAGAAAGTTCTGCTTCCTCGATGTTCACTGCAAAATCGTAAAAACGCTCTTTGCCTACAACTTCGCCTGGCGGATGGATATGCAAAACACCATCTTTCAAATAGATGTCTGCTCCGCATTCTTCTTGCACTTTTTTTAGAACATCATAGCCTGTTGCATCTCGAATTACGAATTTGTCATAAACCCATGTATAACTGCAATCTACTTTGTAGTTTTTGCCTATACCTTTTACTACTTTAGAAAGCAAGTCAGCAAGTGAAATCTTCTTGAGCTCTTCGTTTGGCAAATCCTTTCTAAATTGAAACAAATCATCTTCGCAAAAGAGTTTAATGCTACCTCCATCGGTTGATATTCTTTGCAAATAACCTTTAAACTCTTCTTTAATGCCAACTTCTTTATAACCTATACTTACGCTTACTTCATCTCCTCGTTTGATTTGCTCTTCTATCTCTAAAGCTTTATTTAGTCTAGCTGCAGGAAGAACAATCTCGCAAGTATCTGCAAGTAGTTCTACACTTTTATGAATGGTGATACTATCGACCATTCCAAGGTAGAATTCGCCTATTTTTACTTCGAAGTCTAGTGTATACATAATACAGGTTATTTATTTCGTAATCCGTTATATTCCTCACGCCCTAAAAGCAGTTTGTAGTCATTATCTGAAACGGCTTTGATACTATAGTTTTGATTCTCCGTGCCACTGGTAAAAGGCAACTCCCATTCTTCAATTACGATGTGATTTATTCCGAAAATCTCCAGTAACGGTGAAAGGCATGATACAGATGCAGCTTCGCAATGCTTTCGCAATTTTGATACATCTTGTTCTGGATATTTTCCATCAGTCGAAATCAAAACACCTTCGATTGTTATCTCATAATCATCTTGCGCCCATCGTTCTTTGATACTGCCACGAACACTACCTTTATTCACATTGCGCTTTTTGATGATGTTTTTACCAGTGATACTGATCATAGGTTCGAATGGTAGCAACCATGACTTTGCACCTGGTTCTTCTATTCGAAGTTCAAGAGGCATTGCCATTGGAATGCCAAGTGCATTAGTGCGCACCATGTCCTCAAGTTCTTCATCACTCAAAGCTTTTATGCTATCGTAATCTTCGCTATCGACGTTCGCTATTCCAATCTCACGAAAAAGCCAATATGGCGGTACTTTACCTCCAATGATGCGAAGTGCAAGATTTTCAAGTACAAAGCGATGAGCCTTGTTATTCACCTTCAATGGTAAACCTTTATCTAAAACCTCTCTATACTCCATATTAGCCTCTATCTGTTGATGTCGCAATTGCGAGTGAACGATTAATGCATTGCACAACTACTCTTTCAAGTTCTGCTGTATCTGCTTTATCTGACATGTGAACATGGATGGTATCAAAGAATTTAGAAATGTTCATGGTGATAGCGGTTGAACGCTTGCCTCCTGTTGCTATTTCTTCTGCTGATTTTCCATGTTTGCCTTTCTTTCCTTTTTTGCCTTTACCTTTCTTACCTTCACCGAAAACTACTTCGTTACTTGTTGTTTTTGCTGAACCTTTAATTCCTGGATCTGCAATCTCCGACTTGCTTTCTTGTTTCGCTTTGTCTTTTGCTCTCTCATTCTTTAGGTTCTTATTGAAATTTGCACCGATGTTAGTTGCAGTATCATAAGTGGAAATGTAGGCTTTCTTAAAAGCGTTATAACCGCTTATTTGCTTAATGCCATCAGTGAATGAATCAGCAGCACCTTTGAAATCACCTTTAAATAACTTATAAAGTGACGTCGCAACGCTCCCTAAACCTTTCACCAAGTCGGTTATTCTATCAATTAAGAAGTCTTTTAAGATATTTCCAAATTGCTTAATGGTGTCCCACATTGTGATCAAGAAGGCACGAAAGCCTGCAAATTTAACCCAGGCATACCCAATGGCTGCTACAAGTGCCACAACTGCTGTAATCACTATTCCTATTGGGTTTACCGTCATTGCTGCGTTTAACGCCCATTGAACTGTAGTCCAAATAACAGTTGCAGCCTGGCAAAGTTTTGAAACAACCAAATAAGCTGCTAACGCTGCATTGTAAACTTTCCACATAGTGAATATTGCCAGTACAACACCTCCAAGTATTGCTAATTCTGTTTTGAACTTCATAACAAACTTGATGCATGCACCAAATGCTCTAAATACCATCTGTAATCCATTTGTGATAGTTGGAATAATGGCGGTAATTTGATCAACCAATTCACCAATAGGGCTATTAATGCCTTTTGAAAGCTCTTCTGCACTCGTTACAACTGTATCTTGAAGTGTTGAAAGTTTACCTTCGAGCGTTTGGCTTTTGGCTTCCATCATGCCGTGGAACTTTCCACCTTCACCAGTTGCATGTGCAATTGCTTGCGCTACATTCTCTGCAGTGATTTGTCCTTTAGACATCATGTCTTTCAGGTCTGCAACAGACTTACCTGTCATCTCTGAAAGTTCATGAACTGGGTTAAATCCAGCGTTGATAAACTGCTGTAAATCTTGACCCATCAAGTAACCTGTAGATGAAACCTGACCCATTACAAGTGAAAGAGAAGCGAATCTATCTTTATTACCACCTGAAATATCACCTAACTGCTTCATCAGTGGCAAAACTTTTTCAGTTGAAATACCAAAGTTAAGCATCTGTTGCGCACCTTCGACGAGTTCCATTTTTCCGAATGGAGAGTGATTTGCAAAGTCGCCTATTTCTTTGAGCATTGCACCTGCTTTCTTCTCGTCGCCTACAAGTGTTTTAAACGCTACAGCGGTGCTCTCGGCTTGTGCGCCTAAGCGTGAAACAGCACCAATACCAGCACCGATGAGCGTTGTAGGATTCATTAAGAAAGCCATACCTGGAATGCTCATTAAACCAGACTTAAAAGAACTAAAATTAAACGTCTTTGTAAGTGCAGTTTTCGCCTCCAAAGATTTTAATTTTATGTTATCAAGCTGTTTTTCGCAAAGACGAGCAGTCGCCAAAGTGTTACCTGGCGTTGCCGTTATCTTGATTAAAAATTTTAAAGCATTATCCATTACTTTCTAGCTTTCTTATTTCACTCAGATTTTTTATAGTTTGCGCCCAAACCTCGTCGGGCATTTCGTTGGGATCAATTGAAAGGTAATAGCGGAGCACTGTGTCCCAGAAAAGAACGTCTACACCTTCTGAAGTATCGACTTCAGCATCGTCTAGAGCTTTT